GGAATTAAAATTACTATATCAGTTCACCGTCGATGAAGTTAAAGAGGTAGAAAAAGAATCCTCTAGGAAAAACCGAAAGACTGGTGAAGTTACGATTACTAAGAAAAAGGTAAAGGAAAAAGTACCTCTTGAAGTAAAAATCAAGAAACCTTCTCGTCGCGAGTTGGAAGATGCTGAGCTTCAATACACTATCGAAATGAGTAAGTGTATTAAGCAGGGCATCCTCACAAAAGCAATGCTTGCAAAAAAATATAGCGATACTGGAGGAGCTTTTACTGAAGAGGGGGAAAAAGAGTATGGTAAGCTATACAAGCAGATTTTAGAGTTTCAGAATGAATATATCAAACTTGACTCAGCCTCCAAACTTGACGCAAAGCAGAAAAAAAGGCTTGAATTCCTTAAGGAAGAGATCGCCAGAGTCAAAAGAGAGTTGGTTGAAGTAGAGACAAATCTACAAGGTTTATTTGAACATACTGCTGATGTTAAAGCTCAAAACAAACTCTTACTGTGGTATGCTCTTCATTTAACTTATATCCAAAAGGAAGAAGATGAAGAGCCTATCCAGTATTTTAAAGGTTCTGATTATGACGAAAAGCTTGAGGATTATTATGATAAGGAGGAAGAAAACTCCGATGTTTATCAGCAGGTTATCAAACAAGTTTCTACCACACTAGCTTTTTGGTTTTACAACCAAGCTTCTTCACAAAAGGAGTTTGAGGAAATCATGGAAAAAGTAGATAAGGGTGAGTTATAGTGACGAATTTTATACCTCCCTTATAGGGGAGATATTTGACGGATATAGCGTCTCGACCTTTGAAGGTCGGGACGTATTCGTTAAACACATAAACATAAGAGACCAAAAGTATATAAATTCTTATTACGAAAAGTATAAGAATATTGCTTTATCTAAAGGTATTGAGTCTCAAGAAGAGCGAGAGGCTTATATCAAGCAAGAGAGCTTGTGGGAGGAGTCTGATGATATGAAGATAGTGTCTCTCGCAGAAGAAATTAAAAATCTTACAAAAACAAAAGAGTCTATATTCTTGCCTTCTCAAAAAGAGTCTTTTCAAAAGACCATCGAAGAGAAGTCTGTTGAGTTATACGATTTAAAAAATAAAAAAGATGAGATAGTTGGTTTGACGGCGGAAGGTTATGCTTCAAAAAGATCTAACGACGAAATGGTTAGATTTTGCATTTTCAAAGATTCTGAATTTAGTGAACAGCTATATACTGAAGATGAATTTGCGGAACTTGAAGTCCGTGAAGTAATATTGCTAAACAATATTATAACAGATAACGCCAACAAAATATCTGAGGATAATATTAAGCATGCTGTTTTAAAACCATTCTTTAGTATGTATATTTCAAACAGTGAGAATGCTAGTGATTTTTATGGAAAGCCTATAGTTGATCTTTCTGCTTATCAAATGAAGACTAATATGTATGCTAGGGTATTTTACAGTATTTTTCAATATACCGAAGATATCCCAGATAATATTAGGGAAGATCCAGACAAATTACTAGCTTATTCAGAAAGTCAGAGAAATAAAGACTCCAATAAAGGAGGAATAAAAGACGATGCTGATGCTTCAGCCGTATTTGGGGCAACTAATGACGACATGAAAACTGTAGCTAAAGATGCTAAGACTATTTCTTTATCAGAAGCCGCTAAAGAAGCTGGTGGCAAGTTAGACATGAAACAAATGATGAGATTAGCAGGTCATGATGTGTAATATTAGTGTATATACACACTAAAGGAACAAGATTATGCCCATCAAATTACCAACCGTACAAACGGGTTTCGAACAAAGTATTGATAAAGCAGCTAAGAGAGCTGGTAAGAATCTTAAAATCAATATGGGGCCGGGGGCCAAAAGTATCGAGGGTTTAACTAGACCTTTGGGTAGATTAACTGGTAAAGCGGATGAGTTTACTAAATCTATGGAAGCGGCCAACGCCCGTGTTTTGGCGTTCGGTGCATCTGTTGGTGTTATTGCTGCTGTTTCAAATGCCTTAAAACAGTTGGTTACGACGAGTATCGAAGTTGAAAAAAGCTTAACCAACATTAACTCGATTCTTAAGCAATCAGAATCTCAACTTAATGGTTTTAAAGATCAAATTTTTGATATTGCTAGAAATACAGGTCAAACTTTTGATATCGTAGCTGAAGCAGCTTTAGAACTGTCTCGCCAAGGTTTAACAGCTGAACAGGTCACTAAAAGACTTAATGATTCTCTTGTCCTCTCTCGACTTTCTGGTTTGAGCGCTGCGGATTCTGTGGCTGGATTAACTGCTGCGGTAAACTCTTTTTCAAAAGCTGGCCTGACAACCTCTGACGTACTTAATAAAATCTCTGCTGCTGCTGCAAGCGCGGCTGTTTCTGATAGGGATTTGATTGAAGGTCTTAAGAGATCGGGTGCAGTTGCTGTTGCGTCTGGCGTAAAGTTTGATGAATTGATTGGTATTATCTCTGCACTTCAAGAAAGAACTGCGCGTGGCGGATCTGTCATTGGTAACTCGCTTAAAACAATTTTCACTAGAATTCAAGACCTAGATAGACTTAATTCACTAAAAGATTTAGGTGTGCAAGTCACAGACTTAGAAGGTAATGTGTTATCATCTAGCAAAATTATTGAAAATCTAGCTCCGACTTTTGCTAGATTAGATCAAGCGTCAAAAGTTAACTTAGCTGATAACCTTGTTGGTAAATTTCAAATTGCTCCTTTCCTCGCTTTACTGGAAGATTTTAATCAAAAAATCTCTAGGAGTGGAGAAGTTGCCACAACCTCTTTTAACGCCAGTAACGAAGCTTACAAACGTAATGAGGTGCTAAATAAAACTTTAGCAACCGCTATAAACACAGCTACTGTGAATCTTAAGGAATTAGCTAACGCTTTGGGGGAAATAGGCGTAACTGAAAACTTATCAAAGATAATTGGGGTCTTTAATGATATAGCATCTAGTATTACTAAAGTTTTAGATGGTGACGGAATGGGATCTAAGTTCGCCAAAGGATTAATTAAAGGAATAAGTAATGTAATCGCTGGACCCGGGTTAGCTTTAGCTTTGCTTGCTATTGGTAAATTACTTTTAGATTTTGCTAAGTTTGGCACTAAAGCTTTAAGCACTTTCTTTGGTTTAAATAAAGCTGCTGAAGCTCAGAAAATTTTACAAGGCCAGATAGCGGCATCACTTCTAAACGATAAAGGTGTCCGAGATGCCATCTTGTCGATTGAAAAGCAGAATATATCTGCGGGTGAAAAGAAAAAATTACAGACCCAGTTCTTTACAAAGGCTTTAAATGAGCAGTTGATGGTCATGCAAAAGATGCAAGGCATCGCTAGGACTGTCGCCCCCGGAGTTATGATGGGAACAGCCTCAAGTCGTGGCAGAAGAGCTGCTGGAGGATTCTTACCTGTTGGCGCGGAAAAATCTGACATCTCTAGAGGTGTAGGTGGCGCACCCGCTTCTGCAAAACCTGTTGTCATCCCAAACTTTGCATTTGGTAGTGGTAAGCGGGGGACAATGGTTGCTAATAGTAGTGAATATATTGTTCCTAATTATGCTAATGGTGGGGACGCTATCTTTAATCAGAACATGGCTTCTTCAATGGGTCTTCCTGCTAACGCTAGGAAGGTGAGAGCTGCTAGTGGGTATATACCTAATTTCGCAAACGAAGACGAGAGACTTATTTTATTCGCTGGAGATAGAGGTGGAGATTTTAAGAAAATTTTTCATGTAGGTAAAACTAAAGCCAACGAAACAAGAGCTTACGCTAGCAAGGATAGCGCCCCCAAGGGAATGAGAACTACACCCGTTACTGTCCCAACTTACCGAATGAAAGGAGGTAAAGGCGATTCCGAGCCAAAAGATATAGAATTTATTAAAAAACGCCTATCAAACACCTCTACTGACGCTGCTTTAAAATTTGCAAAAGATTTAAGCGGTAAAAGTAAACTCCCCAATCTCTCAAAGAAAAAAATACAAGGTCTATTCAACCCCGGGTCTTTTGAGGGAATGTCGGGTACTATTTTCGAGGTAGCCATAGCTAGCATCTTAAAAAGTAGAGAATTTGCTGATTACGCAGCTAGACACAGTAATGCTAGGATTGATCTGCCTTACTCTCCAAGATTATTTGGTAAATTTGGGGCTAAAGGCAAAGGTGAACTCGGTGCGGAAGTTAAAGCTAATTCTGGATTAGCTGCAAGTGCAGCAGTTAAGTTTTACGATATTCTTGTCGGGGCAATAAACCCAAAAACTGGCAAACGGGAGTTTGGTCAAGTGGCGACTTATAAAGATAATAGATTTTTTGGGAAGACTCTATCACAGACAGAATTTAAAAAATTATACCCCGATGGTATCGGCGGTAAAAAGTATGGTGCAGTACAGGGGATGCTAGGAGGAACTGTTACTAGAGGTGGAGCGCGAAATCTATTTGCCAGATCTGCCTCTGGTTACATCCCTAACTTCGCTGAAGGGGCTTTAGAAAACGCTATTGGTAGAGAAAAAGCTGCTGGTTTACCAGTGAGCCAAATTAGAATCAATCAAAGCGGCAAACTCCGCAACTCGCAAAACCCAATGGGTCTTGCGGTGACTAATACCCGTGATGAGCCTACTGGAGCGATACCTAATTACGCTAAAAAAGGCTCTGGAGCTGGAGGTGAAGCGATAGCAGATGGATTACTAACGAAGCTTTTTGCTGTGCAAATGGGTTTTGGTGTTTTAAGTGGACTGCTTGGAGAAGTATCAGAAAAAAACAAGTTAGTTTCTGGATCTTTAACTGCTCTTAATGCTGTTGTTATGGCCGCAATGTCGGCTCAAGCTTTTGGTGGCGTTAAGAATATAGCTGCATCGCTTATTGGAGGAGGGTCACTGGGGGCTAAAGGATCTATGATGTTTGGAATGGGTCAGGCTAGAATGACTGCTGGACGCTCTGCAATGTCTGTAGGTCGCAGATTAGGGAGTACGTCAATGGTGCGTGGGGGCGCACTTAGCGGTTTAAAGGGCGCGGCGGGTATGCTTGGTGGAGCTTTCCTTAAGATTCTTGGGCCTATTGGTTTGCTAACAGCAGCGTTTTTTGGAATTAAGAAAATCATGGATATCTTTTCTGGTTCCGCAGAACAGGTGACCAAAAACAACGAGTTTTTATCAGTAGCCACTAAAAAAGCAGCAAGAGAGCTTGAGGAATTAAAATTTGCTTCTACTAGAGATAGAGAAGATTTCACAGATACAAGCGAAACTTTTGCTAATAGATTTAAACATTCTGCGCTAAACGTTGGATTCGCGGGGGATAAAGACGATCAATTGGGTGATCAAGCCTTCAAAATGGCTAAAGCGGCATATGATGCAGGAGCTACTGAAAAGCAGGTGACGGATGCTTTAGAAATTGCCAAGCAGCTACACCAAACGCAAAACAGGGCAGGTGATGATTTAGACAGCGGTGATTTCAGCGGCCCAAGTTATACTCAAAACGAAATAGGCGCTGCTGGTCAAGAAGCGATGAGAGCGCATCTTCAAAAATTAATTGATCGAGATACTTCAGCTATACAAGATGAAATGCTATCTACTATAACCGATGAGCAAAAATTAACACTAGCGCGAGGGAATAAAATTGATGCATCAAAAGAAGATCAAGATAATGCGGCGGCGGTGAGAAAAGCTCTCATGGACAGTTTCACAGAATTTGCTAAAAACAACCCCTCAAAGGATATAGCTAGTGAGTTAGATCAAGCAATATTAAAATTGGGCGCTCAAGAAGGGGCAAAAATACAAGAGCAAACTGAGAGTATCAGAACACAAACAGCTAAAGCTGTCTTACAAACAGAAATAAATATTCTTAAAATTAAGTCTGAAGCATTAACTGAAGATGAGAAAAAACTCTCTATATCTAAAATAACAAAAAACCTGACGGAAAGTCAAACCTTAGATCTTGAAAAACGCATTAAGCTTAACAAACTGGACGTTGATCAAAATTTAAAAATATTAGGTATAGTAGAGAAAAGAATACAGGGCATTGACAAATTAGTAGTAAATGAGGGGCAAGCTCTAGCACTAAAGAAAGCTTTACAAAACTTAAGTATTGAAGAGTTAAGTAATGAAGGTGATCTTGAAAAGCTTGTGAAGAAAGTTCTTGGTTTAAATGGGGAGCTAACCGAGCAACAAAAAGAAAGCTTAAAGAATATTCAGCAATCAGTCCTTGGAATAAAACAAGAGGCTAAACAAAAGAAACTTAACCTCGATCTTGCCGCCAAGCAAAGAAGGGAAGAGTTGAAAATCAATCAAGCTATTGAAGCTAGAATAGGTCTCCTCCAAAGAGGTATAAAATCAAAAGATATTGATACAAACGCTGGTTTCGTAGATAGACAGTTTGCGCTTGACCTTGAGAAAGCCAGAGTTGATAATAATCCAAATCTTACCGACGAACAAAAAGCAGCTAAAGCGGTAGAATTCGCTGAGAAACAAAAGGAAATTGATATTGATAAAGCAAAGGCAAAAGCTGTTTCAGAGGCTAAAACAAAAGTCGTAGAATTAAGCAAAGCACTGGGGGAAAACTTTAACCCAATGTTAGAACAGCTGATGGGTATTTTAAATAACCCAGCGGAGCATGGCGGGGTAGAGGGGGCTGTAGGTAAAGTTCAAAGCCGAATAAGAGCGGAAGGTGATAAGAGTCGAGATCTGACTCCAGCGGAGGTCATGAGAAATCGAAGGGGTATTTTTGGTAATTTTGTTGCGGAAAGGCTGGGGTCGCAGGGATCTTTTACTCCAATAGACGGCGGCTTTGGCTTTAAAGGAGGAGAGACGTTAAAAAACGCTGCTGTCGATATGAAACAGACAAAAGCAACTTTGCAAGAGGAGAAGAAGCGAGGGGAACATATGGTAACGATGGCTAAAATCGCTAGGCAAGGCGCTGGAGCTTTTGCTGATTTCAACAAGTTATTAGCGGATTTCATCCGAAATCTAAGGGCTTCTGCCGAACAATTAAGATTCGATTCTCTAGGTTCTCAAGATTCATCTTCTATGATGTCCAATTTGGACGCAAGGATACTTAATGCTAGGATGATGAACAATCCTACCGCTGAAGGAATTTCTGATGCCGCCTCAAAAGCTGGTTTAGAAAATTTAGACAGACAAATATTTATGGCTGGCTCAACGGGCGAAAAAAACAAATTAACTAGAGATAGGGAAGTCTTAGTCGAGCAGCTGGCGCTTAAAAACGAGATAATGAATATTGATGCCGCTGCGCCCGATGCAGAAGAAAGGCTCCTTAAAATTAGAGAAAAACTTTTAGTGCTAGATAAAAAACGGTCAGAAGCTCAAAAAAGAAGAACTCTCAAAGAAAGGCGTGATGATCGCGCTATGACCCCACTGGATATAAATGATCAATTTTTAACCAAGGTGGAGCAAACTGGCATAACATTTAGGGAGAACTTTGTAAGAGCATTTGCAGAAGGTATTGAAAGCGTAGATTCTCTTGAAGACGCATTACTGAATGCAGCTAATCAGTTTTTAAAATCCATGACTACAAACTTTGTCGATAAGTTTATGAATGAAGCTATGAGCGGAGGTTCTGGAGGTAAAGGTTCTGGAGGTGAAGGTTCTGGGGGTGGAGGAATTTTAAAGAAGATATTTGGTTCAATTGGTTCATTCTTGGGCTTCGCTGACGGAGGCAAAGTTCGCGGCGGCTCTGGTAACCGTGATGACGTTCCAGCCATGCTAATGGGTGGAGAGTACGTTATGAATAAAAAAGCTGTTCAGCGTTATGGATCGGGATTCATGGAAGCTTTAAACTCTGGCTCTGTTCGTGGTTTCTCCAAAGGGGGGGAGGCTATGATTAACTTTTTCAAAGAAAAAAACGAGCCTAGATTAATCAAGAAAAGGAAAAGGAAAAATTCATCTCTCGGAGGTCAATCTATGGATGAAGAGGGTATGTTTACAACACCGGGTATGAATGGCGCTGGAAAAATTGTTGGAATGCGAAACCTTATGTCTTTTGCTACTCAAACCCCAACAGCTTTAGGTAGAGATGATATAAGGTCTGAAGGAGCTTTCTTAGATGCTGAGAGCGGTAGATTCACCATGTTTGGCAGAAGAAATAATCCTGAATTCCAAAAGGTGCAAGATGCTAAGAGACAAGCTCTTGGTTTAGTGGCGAGCGAAATGGAAGCTCACAAACAAGCAAAGGAGCAAGAAGTTAGTTTAGGTAAAATGCTAGCATCAGCCGCCATTAGCACAATTGTTAGTTTCGGAGTCTCAAAACTAGGTATGAAAGCGCTTAAGGGCATCGAGGGGGGTGAGGGGATGGCGAAGTTAATAGGCTCTTCAGCTGGTAACTTTGCTGGAACTAAGATCACTGGCGCTCCTTCTTATGGTGGGGCGATTGGAGCTGCGGCAGCAGGTGGAGATTTAAAGAAATTGTTTACAGGTTCTAAGTCCGAAAAAGATCCCAATACTGAGAAAAAGGCTACAGGAGGATTAATTCGTGATGCGGGAGGGGTTGATACAGTTCCCGCCATGCTTTCAGGAGGAGAGTTTGTTATGAACGCTGCTGCCACAAAGAATATCGGAGCGGGTAATTTACAGGCGTTAAACTCTGGAGTTGGAACTGGTGATAATAGTGATCTTGTCGCCAAACTTGATCAGTTAATTACTGCAACCGAAACATCTCAATCTACGGGAGATATCAACATAACAATCAATGGTTCTGATGGAACTGAAAGTCAAACAGGAGGCGAAGATGCTCCAGAAAGAGAAAGAAAATTATCTGAGAGAATTAAAGTCGCCGTTAAGCAGGTGATTGCAGATGAACAAAGATTAGGAGGACAACTTAGAAAGTAATGTTTGGATCAAGATTAAATGACGAAGTAGCTGTAAACATAGCTTCGCACCATATTTCTGGTATTAGCTCTGTAGACTTATCATACTCTAATAGCCCAAATATACTCAAACCTTTAGGCTCCAAAAAAGGTTTAACTACTGTCGGCGCAGCTACTCAGCAAACACTTTCTATCTCTAGGCATCTTATATACAATGACCCTATTTTAAGTTTTACTGGTTCCAATGCTATGGCTGGTCAAATTGTATACGGAGGAGCTGCATATGGTTTTAGTAGTGGGTTCTTAGATTCGTATTCTGTCAATTGTGCGGTAGGATCTGTGCCAAAAGTTAACGCTTCTATTTCTATTTTTGATGAAATGGATTCATCGAATGAAACTATAGGAGATTTTAGTTCTAATAACGTAAGTATTCACATTCCATCTCAAGGATCAATTAGTATAAGTTGTAAAGGCTCTGCCACAGATAGAGTTATTGGTTTCGATTACTCCATAAAAGCTAATAGAAAGCCTCATTTCTCAATAGGAAGCGAAACTGCCGTTTCTGTTGAGCTTGTCCCACCTTTGGAATTTACAGCTCAGGTTCAAATTGAAGTTGATCAAGCTATTCCTGATAATTCTTTTTCTTTTTTATCAACTAGAGAAGGTGATACTATTTCTTTCGATATTGATGGTAGAGACGGCTCAGGTATTCAAGCGTTGACGATTCCTAATGCCACAGTGGTAAGTGAATCTATATCAGCTTCTGATAATGGTTCTGCTATTTTAAATTTAAATTATATTGGTCATGGCTTCTGATTTATTTTACAACAGAGACTCAAATATTTCTGGAGTTACAATTCAGTCTGATTATTCAGGTCTTAGTCTAACTCCTGTCTACGGTTCTAAAGCCTCTTTTAATTCTAAGAATTTTACATACGAGGTTGATGATTTTCAAATCAACTCCATACCCCACTCAATGAATAGTTTAGAGGTTCAGTATGATGTACGGTACGACTTAAATGAAGCAAACACTCAGAAACTAGCTGCATTTATCGAGAGTAAAAATGGAGACCAATTGTTTGAGTTTAATATAGATAATAGTGGGATTTATAAATCCATGTCTGGGGTGTCTGACAACTACGCGATTAATCATGTCAACAATCAGCATTATGAAGTCGCTGTTTCTTATTCTGTAGATCAGGCTCCAAATTTATTTAATTGGTCTGGGATGAATTTTGTTAATTTAGATTTTCAAGATTACGCTTACTCTACCACTTATGAAAAGTTTGATGTTGTTTTCACTGGCATAAGCTCTAATAAGTTAAACAATTATTATTACTGTACGGAAACTCACTCGTCTACTGCTGCGAATTCCCCAACGGGGGCTAGCTCAGCATGGTCTCAGAATTTCTTCTTTAAGCCTGATATTGGTTTGCAGAATGATGTTAAATTAAAAAATGAAGTATTAGAATTTAAGAATTCTTTTAAGCAGAGAGTTAAAACAAAAGATAACAACGCTTCATTCCAACTTAGGTATGACTTCAAAGATATCAGCGACAAACAACTTAAGTGTATGTTGCACTTCTTAGAGAATAAGGCTGGATACAGAAGGTTTAGACACGATATAGAATCGGTCTATAATAGACCAAAAGCTATGTATTGCCCAGAGTGGAATCATACATGGAAGTTTTTTAACACGCACGATTTATCCGTGACGTTAGTAGAAGATGTTTTAGGTGTAATCCCAACAGGAACTTGATATGGCTAGAGATATTTTAAAGAGTAATAATTCACTTGTGTTTATTGGTCAAAAGCCAGCATTTACAACTGGAATTGGAGTGAACAGTCAGTCCAGCGCTTGTATGAGTACTGTTCAAAGTGTAGCTGTCGGTTTTTCACAACCAAGGCAAAAGTCAAAGCAACTTGGTTCTAAAGGGTTAGCTATCAATGATATCACCAGATCACCAGACGTTGACTTGTCTATAAGTTATTACTTTACTCCAGCAATGTTAAATGAAAATATGTTGGGTCTAGTTGATTCAAACCCATCTTATACACCTACTGGGTTTTTCAAAGGTTATACGAATGAAGATCAAAACTTTTTTATAGCGAATCATCCTAATCAAGGAGTAGATATGATTCAAAATAATGACCTAGCTTTTAAATCATCACTGGATAATGTTTCTGAAGTGATTTCTATAGGAAATGCATTTTTAACAAAATACTCTTTGGGGTTTTCAATAGGATCTGTACCAATTGTATCTACTACATACAAATGCTCTAATATTAATATTCAAACAGCCCACCAAGGAACTCCCCCCTCTTCTTCTGAATATGAGATACCAGCGATCAATCTTAGTTCAGGAAACAATAATAATGCTGGAGAGATAAAATTGACAGAGGCTAGTATTAGCGGTTTTGATTATTATAGCACTATAAATAGATTTAATCCACCTCTATGTTCTCCTACTGATGTTAACGTGACACTCCAGAATCTACAAATTGGAGGAGCGCCTATTAGTGGGGATGCTCATTTACAATCTTTTTCATTCGATATTCCAATCAATAGAGTTGATCTATTTGGCCTTGGCAGCGATTACCCTTACGGAAGAAAGGTCCAGTATCCACTTACTTCTTCTGTAGGTGTAGAATTTTTAGTTTCAGGTTTTGCTACAGGGGAAATCTCTTCCTTGATTACAAGCGAATCGGGATACGACTTTGACATACAGGTTATAGATACAGAAGAGCAGTATCAAAACACTTTTTCATTTGAAGATTTAAAACTTGAAAATTCTTCTTATCAAATGGACGTTAATGGGAACATGAACTATTCTTTAGCTTTTAGCTTTGAGATTACTAATTAAAATTATGGGCTTAAAAATTAAAAAAAGTAAAAATATAGTTATTGATGGGTTAATTTCGCATTTCGACGCTTCAGATAAGTTATCTTACTCTGGAAGTGGAACTACATGGAAAGATTTAACCTCTAATGGTTATGATGGGACACTTTTGAGTGGGGCATCTTTTAATTCTGGCAATGGAGGTAGTATTGAATTTGATGGGACCAATGATAGGGTTGATATCGGGGGGAGTTCTCCGTTGTTAAGTTCGCACGTTAATAATCAGACAAGTGTTTTTGCTTGGGTATATCTAGACTCTTTTGTAGGCGGACCTTATGTTTACCTTAGAAAAGACGATGCCGCACACTTTGAATACATACGTCTAGGTTTTGATTCTGATGGAAAAATTGAAGTTAGATTGAGGTTATTTACTGATCCCTCAACTGAGAACAAAGTATTTCGTTCAACAAGCTCCTCAAGCTCAGAAGTGTGGAAATTTGTAGGCTTTACTTATGACGGCTCTACCCTAAAAATGTATAATAATGGAAGTCTATTCTATCAACAGTCTTTCAGCGGATCTCTTGTAAACAGCTCTTCTGGCTCATCATCAATGTTTGGTGTAGATGAAGATGCAGGAGCAAACTATAATCAATTTTTAGATGGTAGAATATCTGAATTATACTGTTACGATAGATCTTTAACAGCATCAGAAATTTCACAAACTTACACCGCTACCAAAGGTAGATTTTAATCATACTCAATCTTAACATTCTTACTCTCGTAAGTCTGTTTCTTCTCTGCCATGTGTCGTTGACCATTTCTCTTGGCAGCATAATCATCGAAGTATTTTTGTTTAACTGGATCTTTTCCTCCAGATTTTTCTGCTCGTCTTTGACTCATCTCCGCTGAGTAATCAAGCATGTCACCTACAGTACCCTTCTTTCCTCCTGTACTGTCCGTAAACTGCCTTTGGCTAAACGGATCAATGTTGGAGTCGATAGAGGCGTTAGGGGCAAAATAGACCCGTTTCCACTCAGTCCCAAAACTATCTACATAAATATGTTCTTCATTCATAGATTGAAAAACGTCTTTATGTTCGTTTGTGTCAGGATGCTTGTATGTGTATAAAGGCATATTTTATTATAAATAAAAACGGGGGCGTTTCCACCCCCGTTTTTTAATTGATTTTAATTTTACTAGGTTTTGATCTCCCTTTTTTAGGTAGGTCTATAGTCAGTAATCCATTATCCATTTTACAGGTAATAGATTCCGTGTCTACCTTCTTGAAAAGTTGAACAGAAAGATTTTTCTTTCGATCTTCAGGTTTTGTCTTAATCGTAAGCTTATCTTCGGTAGCTTCGATATCGACATCTTTTTTTGAAAAGCCAGCAAGCTCAACTTTTAACTGGAAAGAGTCCCCTTTGTCTTCAATATAGTTTTGGTTTTTAAAACCGTGGTCATTAAATAAGTCGTACAATAATGTATTAATCATACAAACCCTTTAACAAGATCTATGCCAGATCGAAATCCTTGGAAATACGGGA